TCATGACTTCTGTACACGAAAAGTGGTATTCTTCCGCATATTTTATCGATTTTAATTAAATAATGTATTCGCATAAGAACTATTATTAATATACTTAAAGGTATACTATATATATATTATAATGAAACTTGTGAATGAAACTGTTTTCGCATCGACTGTTGCTTTTGGGCTTACTTATGTATTATATACTTACATGGGTTTACATCGTAGAATTAATACGATTGAAAAAGATATAAATCTCATTATGTCTACACACTTACTATATATGGAGACTAGAGATATACATACTAAACAAATCAAATCTATAACTGATAGATTGGATAAGACTAGAGAAATTAAATTTTATGATGATGAATAAACTATATAGTTATTATTTGATAATAATAACTATATACGACCTTAACAGGGATCGAACCTGTGACCTTGAGATTAACAGTCTCACGCTCTAACCAACTGAGCTATAAAGTCTTGCATGAAGTGGGATTCGAACCCACGAAGCCGAAGCATAGGATCTTAAGACCTACCCCTTTGACCACTCGGGAATCCATGCTGGTGTAACACCATTGTGTTACGTATTTATATAATCTATTTTTTACTTTTACTTTTGCGTTTCTTTTTATTTGGTTCTTCAGTTGGTACATCCATAGGTTTCATTACAATGTCTTCAGGTAGTGGAGCAAGTTCGACCTCTTTAACAATATCAGGTACTGGCTTCTCCATTTCAATTACTATCATAGGTTCTGGAACTTCAATTTTAGATTCTTCAGGAAGTGCTTCAGGTTTTACTACTTTATCAAGTTTCTTTTTTTCGTAATATTCTTTAGCTTTAATTCTTTTGTATTCTAAAAATTTAGGATCATTTAGTTTTTTAGTTTGGTAATATTTCTTTCGTTGTTCATTGATCTTCTCTTTATTCTTTAGTCTATAAAGTTGGGATGCTTTCTTTTGGGCAGGTGTATATGAACTAAAATATTTCACACTTTCGACTTCACTCATTATATATATAATAGAAGTATTCCTTTATATCTATTACTCATTCATCATTTTAGTTTCAACTGGAATCTTCATCATATTGTTTTTGAAAGCATCAATACCCCCAAGTTCATCAGCACTTGTAATGACATCAATTTCTTTTCGGAGACTTGGATCTTCTGATCTAAAAAAATGTTTTAGGATATATTCATTCTTCTTAAAATCACATGATTTATTTAAGTCATCAAACATATCCATAAAAGAATTAACATCATCATATAAGTTACCAGATCTAAATCTAGATGCATTAATAAAGTGTCCGAGAGCAAGACAATAAAAACCACATGCGTTATTCATCAATGATTGAATATCTTTTTCAGTATAAGGAAGCCCATTTTGTTTTGTAGTTTCTTCAACAGTCTTTTTAATATTTTCACTTGGAGGAGCACCATAAGGATCAAAGAATATTTTAGCTACTTCTCCATTGGGATATTTCACAAGCTGAAGAAAAGTCCAATGTGTTCCATCATTCTCGTGACCTTGTTCATCTATACTATCTTCTAGATTTACAAAGTAAGCTTTATTATATTCTAGTGGTGCATGTAATTCATCTTTAAAAACAATTTCAGCTAAAGGAATTTGCATTCGTTTACATAGATTTGTAATTTGGGTATCGGTTAGTGACATATTATTATATAATATAATCTTACCTTTATATATAATTATACATAAAGACCAGACCCTCCCATAACATCTGAATGCCCTCCAGTATTGAAGTGTTGGTATTGTGGTGGTAAGAAATGTTGGAATTGAAAGTTAGCACTGAAAGGTTGGGATACAAGTGCTGGAGGGGTATATGCATGTAACATACCTCCTTTTAATCCAACAGTAGATTTTTCAATAGCACCACCAATCATACGAGAATGAGGTCCTACTAATCCTACAGAAACTTGACCCGGTGCTAAACTATATCTAGCATCGATACCATGTTTGGCCATAACAGAACTGAGTTTACCATTGATAGCGTTGTCCATGCCAGCCCGTGCAAGATAACCATAATTAGTTCCTAAATGATGGTTAAGAGTATCTGCTAATTTTAATTTAGATGAAATACCTTGTCCGGCCATTGGTACAGATTTAGAAGGCATTTTAATTCCTGGTTGTAATGGTGGGTTGTGTGCTTCAGGACTAATAGCTTTAGCAATATGTTGGTTTGCTTCTAATTCTTCAGCACTAAGTTGAATTTCTGAACCTTTACCTTTATTGAAAGCACGTGATACGATATTGTAAGTATTTGGGTGGACGATTAATTCTAATCCTTCTCCTTTCTTTACACGAACACGATGTCCTTTTCTAAGTTTTCTTAATTGATGTGGACTTACGTCGATCTGAATTTTATGCATTAATAATTAAATCATTATCTTTTTAAATGGTTTATCATTATCTGATTATTAATTAATATTATAAAATATTAATTGATAATAGTTTCTTTAGTATTTAAACACAGAACAGTAGACCTTAATATATAAACTAAATATATCTTTAGATAGTTTATAGAATATCCAAATCTCCAAAAATATAGTCTTTTTACAAACTTAGTATAGATATTATTTTATTTTATAACAAGTTATAGAAATTATAACAAAATTGGATTATTGGATATTTAGTAGTTTATTGTGTTGTTGATCCCAACCGTTTGCGCTCACGTTGAAGTCTAGCTCTTTCACGTGCTTTCTCTTTTTGTTCTTCGGTTTGCGGTTTCTTTGCATAGGCTTCACGACGTGCTTTTAGACGTGCTTCTTTTTCTTCTTCTGTTAATTTACTTGCTAATCTTTCTCTATACTCTCTAGTCTTAATTTTTTGATATTCTGGATCTTGTGTTTTGGTCATTTCTAATTTAAGTTTACATCCTTTTTCACGTCTATTCTTTTCAGCCCATAAACGTTTATATTCTTTAAGTTCATCAATCTTCTTTTCAATAACTTCAGGTTTTTGGTTATTATCATACCGATCTTGATTACGTCTATTGGTTTGACGATCAACCCATCTTAAATTATCAATATGATTATTTTGTCTATTACGATCAATATGATCTACTTCAGGAAGATTATCCGGATTAGATATCCATTGTTTTGCTATCAAACGGTGAATACGGCATTTTTTACATATTCCTTCTTTTGTTAACATTACAAAATAATAATCATCTTCTGTAATATTTGGACTCATCAATTTACTATATCTGCATGAATATACATCCCCATTTTTATTGATTTTATATAAATTATCATATCCATTAATGTATTCAAATTCTGTCAAGTCCATTAATATATATAGTAAATATATCTTTAAGTAGTTTAGTAACAATTTTAAGATATATATTTAAGTCGGTATTTATACACGGGACCCAGTAAGCACATCGATCGAGATACTGACACCATATTCAACAAACACCCAATAATCACATGCTTTTGACGACATGTTTTGTCCAATAATTTGTACAGATTTAGGGACACTTTGTTCAACTGGCAACATGCGTTCAACATTGACATAATAATAGCAATATTCCATATCGAAATCTTGACGACCAACAAGTCCAGAAGTAAGACCATCAGTAAGACCACCATTAACAGCATTTTGACCATAAAGTTGGTTATTGTATTGTTCAAAGTTGTATTTCTGTAAGTTATAGATAGCATTTTGACCAGAAATTTGTACATTGAAGTTTGTGATGTGGCATAATGGAGATGTGCATGCCGCACCAGCAGGATCAAATGGACTTTGATATACTGGTAAACCATTAGGAATATTGGTATTAGAATTAAATGTAATACCAGATTTAAGATTCGCAACAGTACCAGCACCTGTAAGTGGTGAATAGAACGGTAATACAAGGATTGATTTAATATTTGCAATACCATTGGTTACTAAGTTATTGATATTGTTATTTGAACCAATATTAGTAATTTGATATTGATAAATATCAGTATAGTTAATTTGTTTTACAGGAGTAGATAGATATGCTTGTTCGAAAGTTGGATTGAAAGTATATGCAGGAATATATAAATAAATTGATTGAGCAAGTGAACCTGTACCTCCATTAATAGCAGATAAATTTGTATCTAAGCATCTTGCACCTACTGATAAATTGGCTATAGTTGAAATACGTAAAGTACCACCAGCAGTAGCTAAAGAAGTAGTACCAATAGTAGATAAACTAGCAGATCCATTAGATGTTGCTGGAGTTGAAATCATTAATGGATTAATACCACCAATAGCATTTGATACAGATTGAAGCCACATACCAGAATAATTTGTGTTTAATTCACCTGCCCCAGATCTAGACCAAGTATTCATAATAGTAGTTGATGTATTATTTAAGTTAAGGGTCATTTTCATAAATACACCTTTAAGTAATGGACACATATTGAAAAAACTATGGATATGTTTAAGTTTAACAATCGCCATAAGATTAATTTGGAAAATAGGTGCGGTAGTTACATTAGTAGTATTTGCAGTAGTAGTAGTAAGTACACCAGAAACTTTAGTAGAAATAACATAGTTTTTCCATAATGTATTAAGAGCATTAGTTTGTAAAAGACTGGTATAAGTTGAACTGGTAAGTCCATTACTAAAATTAGCTGTTGCTGGTCCTACTAAACCAGCACCATTAAAATTAATTAATTGTTGTCTATTTAATAGACCTGGATTACCTTGACCAGATTGGAATGAATTATTATATCCTGAAACAACAGATGATGCTAATAAATTACTGTTATTACAACATCCACCATTAATAATATAATCTGTTCCAGCAACAACAGCAGAATCAGTATTTGTACCCGCACCTGTAGGGGTTGGGTAATAAGAAAATGCAGTAGATTCATCAGGATAAAATCCAATAGTATCTCCTTGAGATATAACATCTTGATATGATAAGGAGGTCATCAGCTTAAATGAATTCCACATGTTAGAATAAGGGGTCTGTTGAACAATAGTAGTTCCGTTGTAATCTAATGTCATCGAATGAATTATTGAACCAAACCAATTTTTAAGACCTAAAACATAATCAGCACTAGTTGTGGATGTAGCAAATTGATTAAATGCTGTAGTTCCATTTGGTAATGTTGATGTAGCACCAGCATTTTGTGCAAATCCAGCATATGTAGTTCCAGCAGGTGTTCCCATAGTTAAAAGTAATGGGATGGCTAAATAGCCCTCTCTGTACGACATATACTTGTTACTGTTTGAGAGTTGACTTGTATCAATAATAGATTGATTATTTGAGTAATTTTGATTTTGATTATCTAAGATATTAATCCAGTCTTTACGGACGAATACATTAGGGCTTCCTTCCACTTCTTGGGATAGGTCGAATACTAGTTTATCACACATTAGCAATAATAGTTTATTAATCTTTAAGTCTTTTTTAAAGATTGATAAAAAATATGAAATATAGAAATTACATATGCATCACGATGTTTTTACGTGGGAGACTTGTAGGTGGTGCGATTGATAATTTTGATAATTTAGAACTTAAGCTTGAAGGTAACCCTTTGCCTTTTGATACACCTGCTCTGGTATATGGATTAATACCTGTTGTAGCAATATAGTCGTCCATATCCATATATGAAGAAGCCCCTCCACCACCTCCAGGACGTAATAGAACTGATCCCATTCCTGATCCTTTTTTAATAAAATTCATATTTTTATGATAAGCACTTAATGCATGCATATTTGATGCATTATGATGCGGTAGTTGTATTAGTCTAACTGAATTATATACCATTAATATAACAAAGATGATTATTCTTTATATATATTAAAATTGTTTAAAATTTAAGCTTGTCTTTGATCTGTATGTTACGTAGTTTAAATACAGCTTTTAACATACTATCATATGCAGATAGTTTTTGATTAATTATATTTGTATGACATAATTCTGTATCATTTTTCAAATCATTAAATAATTTTGTTCTTTCATTTTGAATATCATTAATTAGTGAATTTATTTTCGATTCGTCCATTATATATATAATGAATTATTTCTTTATGTTAATTTATTTAGTCGAGAGCCAGGCCTCATCTTTATCCCTAATTGATAGTAAAATAGTCATATTAGGATCATTCATAGTTAATGGTGTAAGATTAGGACCTAAAAATGTTAATCGAAGTTCATTGTATGTTCCATCAATAAGTCTATTCCACATAAAGTTAGGTGGTTTTTCAGAGATTAATTGTCCAACACTAACATTACTATTTAAACTATATATGATACTAGATGGTTGTGTATATGGATTATTAATATTTGATAATGAGAATAATACTGAAGAGTATGGTTGAACTTGTGGTGCGGTATTTGATAAATAAGATATAGTTCCAGCTGAATTTTTAGAACCATAATTTGTTGATGATGATGCTGATCCAAATGTGGTTGCATTACCTACATTGTTTGCACTTGCAAAACCAGCTGTATAACCTACAATAACATTAAATGCTGATGGAAATGTTACTACTGAATTAAATGTGGTTGAAGGCCAACCTGGAAAGTTAGATGGAACAGTTGCTGATGTTGGGAGAGATGTTGGAATTAAATAGGTGCTTAGTTGAATTGCATATCTATTTGTGTTTACTAATAATTCAAATGGATAATAATTTGTACCATTAATAGTCCAGTATGTACCATTTGTGATACAATTGAATTGAATATAATTATTAATTGCTGATATATCCCATAAACCATCTGGAATTAATATTGTATACGTAGTGGTTGTTGATCCAGCTGTCCACGTATAAGTAAACGTATTATTACCATAAGTTGTTGTGATGTTAAACCATGAGTAGTACATACTAATACTACTTACGGCTATATATTTGTCTTTGAAAACTACTGAGTTTGGGAATTTGTACACGAGTTTATTATTTAAACCGTCTTGTACCATATTTGTACCATTCATTACTATTACGAACATTAATAGTATTAATTAGTTAATCTTTAAAACTATTTATGGAACATGTATTTTAATATATGTTTACTTATGAAACATATACTTAGCTAATCTGATATTATCATTCTTACGATGAGTAGTTTTAAGACCTAATCCAAGCCCATGACCTTTCATCGGAATTTGATTAATACTATCTCCTGAAAAGTGATACGGTGATTTCATTTGTGAATTATGTTCTAAATGTAAATTTATAGGTACTTGAGATCCACCAAAGAAGAATGGTGTTCGTGATGTGTCAGAATCCATTTGATGGAATATTTCATTTGGGTGATTGACCTTTGGTATATAGTTGTAATTGCCTGATGCCATTAATCATATATATGAATATCTTTTTATATATAATTAATAATAATAACCAAATAACCAAAAATAAGAGTGTTTTTATTAAAGAGTAATAGTAAATTTAAAGTTACTAGGGCTATTAATAGAAAACGATTTGGAATTGGATTTTTGGTATTAATAATTTATTGTTAGTTTACTAATAACCTAATTGAATTAAATCCTCCATAATTTCCTGACACTCACGTTTAGGTAGTGTTCCGTTCTTAGATAATTTTAATAATAACAATTTAAACTGTTTGATAAGAACAGATGAGTCGTTACCTGCAAGTATCTCTCCTTTCATCACATCAAATTGATGGATATCTTTTTCCATACTATCTTTCGATGGTGTTGGTACACTGATTTTATCAGTAATTCCAGCCTTTTTTGATACAGTATGTAAATAAGCCTTTTCAGCTTCAGATAGATTTGCAAGTTCATCAAACTTAGGAGTACCTCCACCTACGATGGTTTTCATTACACTTGAAAAGTTACGTGATACCTTTTTAGAAGGGTATCCTTTCACACCATATCCTTTAGTATGTTTGAATGAGACTATATCTTCATCTAATCTATTTTTATTAATAATATATTTACCAAAAGGAACGTGGGTATGTCCTTGTTTGATTCCTTTAGTATTATCAATACGTTCTGATAATGGTTTTACAATACCAGATCCTTTAGGACGACCTAATCGTGATTTAAGACCTGCTCCTAATAATTTACCTGAAGATTTACCCATTGCTCTTGCAACAGAAGCAATATATTCTTTTTCAAAATCATGTCCTTCAGAAAATGATAGATCAAAATTATTAGTAACATCTTCTATTACATTAACCATTGTATTATGATCATATTCTACAACATCTTTCCAGTCTGGCATTCTTGAATCAAATTGATTTTCTATTATATTTAATTCATTCATGCAATAACCTCTAAATTCTGAATTAGTATTTAATGATTCTAATTTTGCTTCATTTAAACTATCTGCAAGACGTGTTAAAAAATTACCCATTATTGCTTTTGATTTTATATCACGTCGAGGTGTTTTAGATGGTTTACTAGTAGGTACAGCTGGTAAAGGCGCTAAAGGTAATGCAGGTGCACTTCTGTCTCTAATCTCTGTTTCTGGAACTTTATTCAATACAGACTTAACTGCTCTTACAATAGGAGCTCCTGTTCTACCGCCTGGAGGTTCTGGAATATTTAACAATTCTCTATCAGTTAATCCTCCTTGTTTAATAATGTTATCAGTGATATCATTAATTTTATCAATTTCAGACATAGATGGTAATAAAGAATTAAGGTTTTGTAATAATTTAATTGTTAATGTTGAATCAGCATTCTTTTCAGATTTTTGTATTTGATCCATTATAGCATTAAGTGCAGATGATGATGGAAGACGATCTGTAAAATCAATCCAATCATTATATCCAAGTTGATTTATATCAATTAGACTTGATGAACTTGATCCAATACTTGTATATTGAAATATACGTTTTACTTCATTATATTTGTCTGTTGTAATAGTATATGATAATGCATTAAATTTATTATTTATTTCAGTTGTTAATGCCATTAACATTGGTCTATCCCTTCGTGTATTATTACTTACTAATCTGTATTGTATTTCATCATATTTCTTTTTAAGTGCATCTAAATCATTTATCTGAAATGTACCATTAATACTTCCAACAGGTCTATCAAAAGCACTTTTAACAGATGTGTTCATCTCTTTAGATTTAGAAAATATAGTTTGCATAAATAAAAACATCTGTTCCGCATCATTAGCATCACCAACAATACCAAATTTATATTTCTTTTTAAGTTGTATAGCAATTTCTGGTGCATTTTGAGCTAACCATACTAAAAATGACCCATCACCATTAAGTGGTGAATTCTCAACTCGTTGAATTACTTGTTGCATCATATTAGGTGTAGCAACATCTTTAAATTCACCAATAATAGATAACTTAAGTTTTTCTGTATCAGCTAGAATTTCGGCAGTTGTTCTATTATCTTTCATACTTGATTGAGGAGGTAATGCTCCTGTCTCTTTATAGTTTTTATTTGCTTGTAAATTCATGTTGTCTATATTGGCACGTAGCCCAAGTGATTCCATATACTCGTTACGGAAATTTTCAACATCCTTTGCATATTTATAAGGTTGACCTGACATATTATTATTGATTAATAATAATATGACTTTATATGTTAACTAATTATACATTTTTATAAACTGGATGTGTTGACACATCTACAGAATTTGCAAATAATTTTTCATTACAAATAGTATTAAATTCATTTGCAATAGATTCATGGTCGCCATCATTCCATAGTTGTACTAAACATTCCATAATTCCCATTAATGTCTGTTTCTGTAGAGGTTGTAGATTAGATGCATTAAATAGAGGATATAGATTCATTCTGTTAAGAGCGATAACTTTAATCATTGTAATTACACCCTTCTTTTTTTCTTCTTCAGTTTGTTCTTCAACAACTTCTTTCTGTTCTTCTTCAATAAGTTCTGCAGGTGTTTTAGTATCTTTCAACATATCCTTTTCATATTCATTTGGTTCAATATATTCAATATCACTAACCCATTTAACGTCAGATTTATATAAGTAATCAGAGTTTTGTATGACTTGTGGTATTTCTTGTTCTGTATCCATTATATATACTAAATTGATATTTCCTTATATGGTTTATTTAACGATGCCTTAATAGAGTTTAAAGGAGGTTTCAATTCATCAATTATAGACTGTTCAAAACTTGTCCCTTCAGACAATACATTTATATCTATTTCATTAATTTTACTAAATGTAAAAGCATCCCATCCTCCATTATTCCGTATATATACATATAGTTTGCACCAATATAGTTTACCTACTTTATTTTTAACATTTTTTTTATGATGACTTTTACGACGTGATAAATTCAAGGTACTTCCAATATAAAATTGATCTGGATTATTATTATCTTGTATTCGGTATATGTAGCATTTCATTAACAATAAAGTTTATTAAGCTTTATTACATTTACGCATAGCTCTCATTTTAGCCATTC